GCTGGTCCGAGATGACCAACCGAGTCGTCGCTGTACGAGTCGCTCGGGCGTACCTCGATCACTGGGGTTCACCGAGTCGTCTGGGGAGAAAACCGACTGACCGAGATCTGGCGATGATCTGGCATCATGGCCCGACGGGATGGAGACGAGGGTCGATAACGTATTGGAAGCGGGTGCAGGCTCGGATGGGTGCCTCCTAATAGGCGGTACCGATCCGCGCCAGTAACGCGGTATACTAACATGGAAAACGAAACACCTATCGAACCCACCGAGGTCCAGCTTGCTGCCTCGCAGCTGGGTAAACGCGGCCGAGGCCGGCCGAAGACACTCACTCCCGAGGACCGGCAGCGCCGGGTTGACCAGATGGGGGCGATCAACGAGAAGCGCAGGACCGTGCGCGTGCAGGGGATTGTTGTAAACAGCCCGGGCGGTAACACCACGGTTCAGCAACGAGTGAAAGCTCCCCAGATTCAGCAGGTGACGAACCCTGCGTTGATTGACCAGATCGAACAGGAGTCGAAGAAGCCAGCGCCGTGGGCCGGTGAGCGCACCGTCCGCGTACAGGGAAGGGTCGTATCGTGAGCGATATCGTACACCGTAAGGTCACGATCGTGATCGAAGACGCCGAGGGTGGGTTCCACATCACCATGGATTGCGTGCCACCGATCGAAGCCGATGGATCGCAGGTGCGTCCGACTCCGGCGCTGATGGCTGGATCAGTCGCTCGCCGGGCGATTGAGGAAATGGTGGGCCGACAGGCTACCGAGGTTCCTCCTGAGGCTCCTCCTAAGGCGGTTAACTGATGAAGCGAATCCACATAGCACAGAGGCTGAGTGATGAGTGCGGGCTCTTGGTCATGCACGCCGACAAGGTCGTCGGGTCGTTGACCGAGATCATCGTGCAGGAAATCCTGAAGGGGGAACTGGAACTGCCCGGCGTGGGTAAGTTCGAGGTGCGTTGGACCAAGACAAGGTTTGGCCGGAACCCCCTGAAGCCGTCGATCGAGATCGAGATCCCGCCGAGGCCGAAGATATTCTTCAAGCCGACCAAAGATCTGTCCGATCGGGTGATAAAAACACTTGCTGTAGTGGCCCCCAAGAATTAGAGTACTACCGCTTGTAGTGGTGTATAGTTGTTTTAACCCCCGGGATTGTGAGGTCCTGGGGGTTTTTCTATCGATACTGGGCGGATATCACCCCTGGAATCCTCTTGAGGTTCGCTAGGAGCGCGACTGGATCTTGTGAGTTCGACACGCAGGTGCCGATGATATCCTTCTCACCTCGGTCGGATATGTCCTTGGTCTCGACGATCACCACGCGGTTACCGCTGAGGTTTATCCGGCGCTGCGTTGATGCGAGCGTCTTCGCGGGCGATTGCTTCATATTTCCGTTTCACCTGCTGGCAGGTCCAGCATGGATCTTGATGACAGCCACAGGCCATACGCTCATGGAGTTCTCTTGCGATCTGAGCGAATTTTTCTGCGCGGTCTTCCATTGGCGTTTCGGTATCTCTGAATGGTGGTGTAGGAGAGATTAAACAGGCGTGCTAGATCGGCATCCGTCACTTCGATTGGCGCGGATTTGATGGCGTCCTGCTTGGATTGAGAAATCCTAGGACGTCCGACTCCGGATTTGAATCCAAGGAATTTTTTGATTCGGTCGATGAGTTTCATTCGCAGCTGTAGATTTCAGTGGTGGTTTTAAGATCCGTCGGCCACTCAGGAGTGGCGAAAGAGTCGTCAGTGAATAGGACTTTGTCGGTGGGTTGGATGGTAAGGCGGCCGTTGTTCAGCTTGATGAAGCAGAACTCCTTAGCTTGCTCAGGGTAACGGCTGAACCCGTCGTCGATGGGTGCGGCGGTGAAGAGGTATTCTCCAAAGGACTCTCCGTCGCAGTTCTTAGCGATGACTCCCACGCCTCGGAGGTACGTGTATTCGATGGTTGAGAACTCGCGGCCGTAGCAGTCCCAGCGCTGTGCGTGGTCTACGCGCCAGTCGAGTTCAGGGTTTTCTTGGAATGCTAGCGCGTGCGGCGGCACCTCCCGGTAGACGGCTCCGCATTCCAGCAGGATGGTACAGCCCCACATCCTGCCTGGGATGGAGACCAGACCGAACCAGACGCATGGGATAAACCCGGTGCGACTGGATATAAACGAGGCATCGACGAGACAGTATTGGTGGTAGGGGAGTTGACCGGATTGTGAGTAGGTCATGTTAGTAGGTGTTTGATGATTTTGTTTCTGTCTTTTGTCGAAGCTCGAAGCATCACCTCTAACCAAGCGAAAGGGTTGATAGTGCTAACGTGTTTCCATTCTGGATTACCATCGATGTTGCGAGCGGTATCCAAGCTCTCCACGCGCACTAGTCCGTTAAATGCGTGGACGTAGATGAATGCTACTGTGTCTTTCATTTGCACTCCTTCTCGCTTAGTTCTTTGATGATTTGGTTCCTGCGTCGTCCTGATGTATTAACGATGAGTTGCAGTATGGTGATTGGGTCGACGCTCGAAACGTGTTTGTACTCACCTCTCCGCATTGCTGGAGAGGCATCCATTCTACGTGCGTCTTCTGTGTTAAGCACAACTACATCTCCGTTTCGTTGATGCTTATAGATGAAGCAAATACTAAAGTCGTCGGGTAGTGTTTTCACGGTTTGACCTCCTGCTCCTGCCACAACAGTAGATCAGCGCGGAGAGCGTCGTTCTCCTCCTCCAGCCGCTTGATGCGCTGCTGAGCTGCGTTCAGTTCGCGTTCGAGTTTTTCAGAAAACTCAGCATCAACGGCGGTGTACCAACCATGAAAACCGCGCCTAGCATCCGTTCTTGGGGTGTCGCTGACCATTTTGTTGGTGTCACCAAGATGGTTGCTCATTTACACTCCTTCCATTTGAACTGTGGTTTACCGCTCGCGTCGGCCACCCATTCTGCATGGCCAGCGAGGATGGCTTCTTCTTTCATCTTATCAATTCCGGTCGTATGTCCGCATAGGTTTGACACGCCGCTGGCAACGGTAACCAAGATGATGCAGGGGATTATCAGAAAAGGCGCAGTGTCTTTCATTTCGCCTCCTTGGCTTTGGTCCAGAACTCCTGACCTACACGCTCAGACCATGGGAGCATCGCATCACCGGCATCTATAAGTCGCTTGATGCGTCTTTCCAGTTCTCCATTGGTGTTCAACAAACGAGCCTCTTCTGCTCGGAGTTCGTTGTTCTCCTCCTCCAGCCGCTTTATGTCGTCATTGGCTGCGTTAATCTCACGCTCAAGTATGCGCGCAAATTCCGATGGAACTGCGGCATTACGCAGTGAATCACCAGCTAGTATCCCGAATCGACTGCATGGCTTGCCGTTGATCTGCTCATCTGTCCTTGGGGTGTCGCTCATTTCGCCTCCTTGGTGAGTATGTAGAGTTCCCACGCACGATTTAGTTGATCATCCGAAACCCACGTCGATTTTCCGGGAGGCCCAATCACTTTGGCGACAGCTTCCAGGGCTTCTTCCAGCTGCTTGATGCGCTCCTGTAACTCGCGGATCTTTTTCGGCGCATCACTGTCTCCGTCCGTTGTCCGTGCATTGTGTTTCCTGGAATGCTCGTTAGCTAATTCACGGGGTGTCATTCAATTCCCTTCGCTTTAGATTTCCCCTCTTCGATGATTGCCATCACGCACCGCTTCTTAACTCCAATGGCTTTCGCCACGTATTCCAGGCTCTGGCCTTCGTTCCATAATTTCCAGGCGCGTTGGGCATTGTATGCCGGCGAGTTCATCCGCGATGTCACCGCAGCTGGATGAGGGAAGCTGATCCAGCCACGGGCCACTGCGTTTTGGATAAGTGAGTTCATAGGTTTTTCTTACGTAGCACCCAAATCACACTCGGAGCGCGGCCGAACTTCTTGGACAGTTCTTTGTAGGAAAACGTGGGGTTTTCTTTGATGAACCGCAGGATGTTCGACTTCTCTTTGTCGGTCATCGGGCTCCAACCTTCTTTGGTTTTCTCGACTACAACGGTTTTTGTGATCGTGGGCTGAGGGCCCATCAGGCGTTCAATGGCTTCACGGGAGAGTTTCATCTTTGAGAATCCAGTTGGGGCTTGAGATCATTTCGGCGGCGCCGCCGTTGTACCCGGGCCAGCTGTCGGTGTCTTCGCAGACCATCCACTGCCGAATCCAATCCTGCCAGGTGGCAGAACCTCTCTCGCAGGACTCCCGGTCCAGCTGGTAAACAGCGACTGCGAAGGGCGCAAAGTCCTCGACGCAAATCCACTGCCACTCGCGGGTCTCCCCGGTGATATCTCGGTAGAGGTCACGGTAGTACGAAGCCTGAACGTCGTAGCGGAGTTGGCCGATCTGCCGGCGGAACCCAGCCTTGCTAGCATCCCGGCACTTCTTGAGGTCCACGATGACTGGTAGATCCGTAGGTAGCCAGTCGATCAAGCCTTTGCGCTCGCAGGACTCAAACTCACCGAAGATACCAACCTGTGCTTGGCCTGGCCTTTTGAACAGCAGGTCGCAGGCAGTCGGATGGGCATACAGCGACTTGACCATGTGATCGACAGTCTCGATCGCGTCCTGTTTAAACACCGTGACGCCTCGGGCTTCCTGCTCGTCTCTCCAGGCGCGTGCATCCTTGGTTCGGAAGTCGTCGTAGGGCGACGTGGTCCAGAGGTACGGCGTTCCGAGAACCTTATGGTCCAGCAGGGAGCCGATAGCCATAGCCTCGGACGGCTCGCGCTCTTCCTCAAAGCCGACCAGAGCGTGCGCTGGCGACCGGCTAAACGCCTTGAGGCTGGAGATGTTGATCGCCGGGTGACTGCGGTACTGCGGTACGTCGATGGGGTGGACTAACTTCACAGCGCACCCCCAGCCTTCTGGACTGCACGACCGATACCTCGGCGGTTACGGATAATCCACTGCTTGACCTCGGGCGGCAGGTCCACGGCCATCGGGAAGGTGTCAGCCTCAGGCCACCAGCTCAATTCACCGGCAAGCTTCGCCAGCTGCGGATAAGTAATACCGATCGCGGTCAGGGTGGACTCGACGGTTTCCAATTCGGGTTCCGGTGCAGGAACGGGGGCGGGTGCGAGTGGGGCAACCTCGACGATCTCCGGAGCGGGTTCAGGGGTAGTGGTCTCAGTTGGAGGCTCCACGATCGCGATAGCCTCGACCTCCTTCTTCTTGCGGGGCTTCGGTTCGGCCGGCGTCGGCGTCACGTCTACGATGGATGAACTGACAGTCGTGCTGACGGACTGAACCACCTGCTGGGCGACAGGCGTGTCTTGAACCTCTTCCGAGGTGTGCATACCAAGTGCGATCTCGGGCGCGTAGGTGCGGCACCAGAAAGCGCCGGCCCGGTACTGGAGCATCTGCTCCGGCATGGTCTTCCATTTGGAGCCAGTTTTGCCGTACCAACCTTCAATCTTCGCCATGTTGATATTCACGAGGGCGCCGACCAACTCCAGGTTTGAGTCGCGCTCAACCGCGTAGGCCCGGCAGCCCCACTCATCTGTCCCCTCTTTTCCAACCCAGCGGAACCGCATCGGAGAGAAGCGGCCGCAGCTGTTGACGGTGGCAATCAGGAACGAGGCAGACCACGTGGGCTTGCCGTGGATAGGAACCATGGACTGCATGACAGCCATGACCGAGGCGCCAATGCGCTGGGATAACTCCAACGCGATGATGCAGTTGCCGAGGTTGGCCTCGCCCCGGTAGACATCGGGAACGAGTGTGCTGGACGCAAGGGCCTTAGCCATGCGTTGGACGGAGACGAACGCCCCCTCCGAAGAGAAGGCGCTGAGAGGTTGTGCTTGCTGTGTTGCGACTGGTAGGTTGCTCATACGTCAGTCAACGTATGGCAAGTGGTGTCAGGTGTCCAGCAATTTCAGAACGAATTTTTCAGATTTGTTCGGGCATTTCGACGAATGCGATCTGCATTCTTGTCGATTAGATCCGAGGCTTGGGCAGGCGGGAGAGCTAGCAGCCGCTCCCGATTCTGCTCGATAAACTTGCGGTAACCCTGACCAACGGCCTGTTGGTAGGTGTATTTTTCTTCGCGGGTCAGCTCTCGGCGTGTGCCGTTTTCGTTGACCTTCACGGTGATAGCTGGCGTCGGCATAAACACGCCTTTGCTGGCGAGTGATCCTAGGGTGCTCCACGCAGGATCAACCTCGCGCTCTTTGGCCCACCGACTCCACGGATACCTCTCAACTTTAACTGGTTCGCCTAGCACGTTGAGGATCGGACCTGGCCCGATCTCGCGACGGCCGAACGGTACTTGCTGAAGGAAGTATTCGTAGCCGAGGTTTCCAGCCTCAGTCTTAAAGATCGACGGGTCAGACCAGGCATCGACCTCCTTAAGAATGTTGGGCACCAAGGACCCGGCCAGACGTGAAACGTAGCGCGGGAATGATTTCTCGATGAACTCATCGGTGTCGTACTTGTAGGCGTTGGCAAAGCCCAGAAGCTCGGTTAGACCGGAGATCGCGGTCGAATCCTTGATGATAAACATTCCAGCTGCGGCGCCATCCGCCATTTTTTCCAGGATGTTTTCCTGAGACCACTTATCCGGGGAGAACAACTGGCGATCGCGGAGTTCACCGATAGTTGCAAGCACGCCACCAAATCCCATCTGGCGGTAAGACACGTAGGTGTTGCCGAACCGAATGGAATACGGCTGACGGCCTTCTGCTAGCAGCTGCTTGCGCTTGTTCGGATCGAGGGACTTAAACGACCCAGTGATGTCCATGTTGCGATCCTCTTCCTTGTCATCGTCACCGAGGAATAAGGCGCCAGCATAGATGCCAAGCGCAGTTCCAAACGCCGCCTTGGCTAAGAGAAGGTCGCGGCGCGACTCGGAAAACTTCAGACCGTATTCGCCTTCTGACCTTCCAGGTGCGGATTGGTAGTACCGAATAAACGCAACCGGGAAAGCGAAGTTCAGAATCTCGTTCGCAGAGTTTGCTGCAAACCGCAGAAAGTTCGTTCCCGAAAGGACCTTGTAGATCGTCTTGCCTTGAGCCGCTTGATCCAGACCACGGTACAGGCTTCCAAGTAACCCCTGAGGTGTTTCGGTAAACGTGGTCATCTCGCGAATCTCTTTCGCGGTCAGCAAGATTTCGACGGGCAAATTCTCCTGAATAATTTCGCGAGTCCGCTTGTTGATTAGTTCCGGACGCGTGCCTTCAGCAACCGCACGAGCACGGGCCGCAGCAACGACCTCTGGCGACGGAGTAAGATACTGGCGGGCAACCTCAGGGCCGTACAACTTACGCAAAGCGTATGCCTTAGCGGTTGAGTCAGACATCAGCGCAGTCATGTGATCGAGCGCGTTGATGAGGCGACCAACGTACTTGAACTGACTGATTCCCTTGGCGAACAGATTGCGAGATTCCCCGAGACCTTCGAGTGCGCTGCCGGGTTGGTCAGGGTTAAAGTTGACGGAGCGGTAAAGCTCACCATGCCAGAGCATAGGCCAGAAGTCGCGGATACCTTCGGCGAGTCCCTTGAGTGAAGAGTAGGCTATAAAACCAGCATCCTTCTTTGCCATGGCAGCAAACATGGCTGTGTTGAGGAATCCGTTATACACGTTCGCCCAGTTGTCTACCTGCGTGCGGAGGCCTGATAGCACCGCCGCGTACCAGTAATCACGCAGTGCATCCGAGAATTTGACGCCGCCTTCTCGGGCCATGAGGCGAAACATCTGCTGGATAATCTCGTTTCGATTGACTCCGCTTTGAGCCTGCGCCTTCTGTGCTAGGTCAGTGATCTTTCGGGCGGTGATTCCGTTAAGCTCAGCGACACCAAACTCCGGCGCCACTGCGTCTCGAAATGCCTGATTCCACAGCAGGAACGTATCAGGGCCGTCTTGAATCGAGAAACTGCCCGGTGTAGCCCTGGCAATGTTGGCGTACTTTAGAATGCGAGGGAGAGAACGGAGGAGCTTCTCGCGAACATCGGGTTTGACGTTCGGCAGCGGCACCTTCTTTTGAAACTCAGCTCGGAAGATTTGGTTCCGCTTTGTTTCCCAGGCTTTGGTCAAGAGGTTGGTGATCTCCGCAATGCCAGCAGGACTTAGGTTACGCAGACGTGGGTCAGCCAGGATCACCTGAAGCATCTTCTGACGCACAGAACCTTGAGTGTCTAGAGCCTGAGTCAGGATGTCCTGCCACTTAATCTCGATAGGAGGGCCGTCGGCCTCACCGGGGACCTGCTTGATCTTACGGAACTCGCGAGCGAACACAGCGTCCGCTTTCTTCATGGCCTCGCGAATCTGATTTACCGCCTCGCGACCTGATTCAGAGAGCCATTTACGCACCTGCTCAGACTCAATCTTGGAGAACGGGATCAACTCATCCTGACGCTTGCGAATCAGGTTGCGAAGTATCATCGCAGGCTGCGCCCACCAGAAGCGTTCATTAGAAAGATTCCGAGCGGCCATCGCCTTAGCGGTAACAGCACCAAGCGATTTCTTTGAATCCGCCAGTCGCGTTTCAAGGTTCAACGCTCGCAGTACTTCGACGTCGTTCTTGGCCCGGGCGATGTCCAGCTGGTTGCGTTGGATGATTTCTCCAAGGATGTATTCCTTGAACGCGTTGTCGATGTCGGCGGTCAACGCAAGCTGGAATGCGCGCTCAAGGTTGCCCTTGAAGAAATCGACCCACTTCTTTGCCTCGGATGCCCAGTTCTCATCGGTATCCGTGCTAATGTCTCCAAGGAACAAACCACGGGAAGGAACGCGCACATCCGGAGACGGCGGCTGCGGACGTTCAGGTGTTCCAGCAGGGATCTCCTGATTCGGGAAAGCCTTGATGTGCTCCTCGAAGTTAGCGGCAGTCTCTTCCTCGTTGCTCAGCTGGACGTGGGACTTGATGTAGTCCATGCCAGCATTGCGGGCGGCGACCCAGGACTTAGTAGCCTGATAGATGCGGAGCGCGATCTTCGTGGCTTGGAAAACTACGAAGTTCGACAACCCGGCTACAGCCTCGAAGACCTTGCCCTTGGGATCGGTAGCGGCGATTACCTTCTTGAGGATGGCTTCGACCCGGTCGGGGCGCTGATTGCGTTCGGCCTCAGCCTTAGCGATCCGTTGTTTCCGCAGCTGGACTAGGCGACGGGCTGCTCGCTCTTCGGCATTTCGGAGAGTTTGCGAAGCAGCCGCAGCTGCTTGGCTTGCAGAGACTGGTCGTTGCGTTCCTCGAAGCTCAGCACTTCGTCGAGCAATCTCCTCAATTTGGTTTCCGTACCCAGCTTCGGCGAGGATGCGTCGATATTCTCCATCGGCAAGAAGCGTAGCGAAATCTGGAGTGCCGGCAATAGCTTCCTCGGTAAGGTCTCCAGCCTTGAGAATCTCAACAGCGTTACGGGTTTCTCCGCGTCGCCCCTGAAGTTCGTACAGCGTCTTAGCCCAGCTCCATACCGTTTCCTGAACCTCTGCTGGGGTCCATTGGTCGCCGGTTAGCTCGGTGAGATACTCCGCTGTGGCCCTTACCTTTGCCGCCATGGCAAGGTAGCCCGGGCCTTTGCCAGGATCTGTGCCGGTAACGTTTAGACCTCCGCTAAACATATTTTGATCGACCAGCGCAAAGTTTGCCATCCACGCGTCGTTAGTCACCTCGTTGACTACGCCACGCAGGTTCAACATGAACGAGTTGACCTTAGGTCCACTAAGAGTGATGGAGGTCGGGTCTTCAGAACTCAGTGCTCGAACTGAGTTGTCAGCCCAGGCAGGTAAAATGCTCTTCTCACCTTTGTTTCCCTGCACAGACCGGCCCATAACCGAGATGATGGCAGCGCGATCGGTTGGGCGACCGGCAAGGTTCCAATTTTTCCAGACGTTAAGCGCGTTGATCAGGTTGTCTTCAACGCTGGTTTGAGGACTTAGACCTGCTAGCAACGCAGCGAATCGAGGGGCATCGACTCCAAAAACCCCAATTAATGCCTCGGCCGATTTGCGATACCAGCCTCGTTTCACTGCTCCACCTAGGGCAGCCGCAGCAAACTCAGAGACAGGTGGCAGTTCATTAAACAGTTTGACGAAAGTTTTTTTGGTATCCGACCGCAGCTTGCGGCGTTCCTCTGGCATAAGGTGACGAGCCTTCTGCTTGTACCCGCTTAGTTTTCCGTCATTGATTATTTCAGATACGGATCGGCCTAAAACCAAGTCAGTTTCAAACTGCTCACGCACCGCGTCCAGATTAACCCGGGCAGCCTGCTTCTCGTTGAGGCTTGTGCGAATGTATTCGATTGCGGCATCGATGGCTTCAGTGACCGCCTTGCCAGCGCGTAAGGCGTTTTGAGCAGTGATCAGCGCACCGTTCCAGATGAGTGCAGGAATCCCGAGGACAGCATCGAATGTTCCGCCGGTATCAACCTTGAGGTTTTCCAGCTTGGAGATTATTTGGGCTACCTTACTGATTGGGGCAGGTTTCGGAGCCACCTTTTCAACCTTCGCTTCATCGGCCAACTCCTGTTCCCGCTCTTGAATCGCGTTGTCGCGGGCCTCTTCGATTCGTTCTAGCAGCTGGCCAACCAGCTCATCCACTTCGGTGTCGCGACCTTCATCATCCAACTCAGAGTCATCAATGACGCCGGCCTTCTCCAGCTTACGCGCCATGGCTTTAACCTGGCTCTTTTTCATGTCGGAGCCTTCATCCTCCAACTTCTGCTTGGCTTGGCCAATCGGGCCGGCGTCGATCTCTTGCTCAGCTTGAGCTAGGCGGGCTTCCTCAGCTGCTTGAAGTTCGGCTTCGGTGGGTTCGGCGACTACAGGGGTTATCATGTCCGCAATCACCCGTAAGTCATTGCGCTGTGCATCAGTAAGTTCGAGGTCGGGATTAGCAGCCTGCTCTCGCAGCTTTGCAGCGGCGTTCTTGCCGTACACCTGAACCGCCTGCTTCGCCATCCGCATCAGCATTTCGTTTGCACGCTCAGGCTTTCTAGCAGCGGCTGGAGCACGCACGGGTCCTTTTGCCGTCGAAGTATTGAGCTTCTGGGCTTTTGCTAAAACCTGATTCAGCGCCTGCTTCGTGTTAGAAACCGTGTAGGTGCCATCTCCAGGGATCTCGATCGTGACCTTGGGAACTCGGGGGTTGGGATCACTTGCATCAGGCGCAGCGGCAACCGCACGCTCCAGCTGCTGAACAAGCTTAGCCTTGGCATCCTTGGCATCCATGCCACCGCCGCGAGCTTGAGCAACGGGTTCGCTGACAAACTTGATGTTGTCGATGCCTTCTTGCATCGGGGCACCGGCCGCAGCTGGAGGTTGAACCTGCTCATTAGGGGATGCGGGGCGAACTTTGGTTGCACGCTGAGCTTTTTCTTGTTCGAGAGTTTTGTATAGCTTTCCAAGACGCCGGTATTCCTTTTCCCAAGCCGCAACCTGTTTCTTGTGAGACGCAGCTTGCTCTGGAGTTGGATTTAAGCCGTATGCACGTTTAAGTGGGCTCGGCTTCTTTCTCCGCCAGAGCGTCATTTGATCTAGAACGTCGGAGGATGTAGCAGGCGCAGGAGTGGGCGCAACTGGTGCAGGTGTAACTGGTGCGGGAGTAGGCGCCTGCCTCGGAGCCTGACCAGCGGCATACTCCTGCTTGTCGCGCAGGATAAACCCTTCGTCGTAAACATTGCCTGTCACCTCAGATTTCTCTCGCAACAGAAACTGATCAGTTTCCTGAAGCCTGCCATAGCTATCGCGGAGAACCAACCTCTGTCCCGGTGCCAGCTTTTTGATCTCATACAACCCTTTGCCAACAGCTGTAGCCCTGGCCTTTAGCGACTGGAGGAGCTTGTTGATTCGTGCCGGAGTGTAGGTGGGAGCGGGTGCAATGGTTTTCACCACCCCTGGATAAAAATATCCTTGAGGAATGGATTGAGGAAAGTTCCTCCGTAGAAATTCGACGCGTGCTTGAGGAAGGCGATCTAGCGTCTGTGATTTGAATTGCTTACCTGATTCAGCAGCTTTTTGAATTAGCTGCCAGTATTCCAGGTTTGCGTCTTCTTGAGAGAAGAGATCACGCACCTCGGATTGACCAATGCTGTTGGCATCGGCGATTTCCTTGACGCGTTGATCGTAGTATTGTTTCTCGGTCAGTTCTTCAGCAGGCTTGGCCGCAGGCTTGGCCGCAACAGGCGCAGGAGCCACCACCACCGCCGCCTTTACTTGCCGTACTTCTTGCGGGGTGACTTGGACTTCGGCCCCGCTGCTTTCGGCAGGCCGCCCTCCTTGATCCACTTGTCGCAGTCCCACTTTGATTGGGGGTTGCTGCTCTTCTGCGCGTAGCACGCCTTCACTTGGGCCTTGTTCTTGAACGGCACTGGATATGGTAGGTTGAGTTTGTATTGCAGCAGGCTCAACCCCACCCAACCGGGCACGGTAAGCCGCAAGAGTAAGAGCATCATCTTCGCTCAGCAGGCCGGCATCTTCGGCCGTGATTAGCTGATCGAGTTCATCCTGCTCGTCGGAGCGTAAGCCGGTTTCGGCATCGACAGTTGCGGCGGCAGGGGTGACAGGGGCGGCGGCAGGGGCGGGAGTGACAGGTGTAGGCGCGGGGGCAGGAGTTACGACGGCCTGCGGTGCAGGTACTGGCGCAACCACCGGGGCGGGCACAGGAGCTACCTCTTCGGCCGGCATAGGAATCCCAGCCTCCTGAGACATCCGCATGACATCCTCCGGCGTTATCTCGGGCTCGATGTCAATCGGACCCATGGATTGAGGCCCGTCTTGCAAACCAGAAACTGTCGCTGTTGAACGCGGCAACGGGTTGGCAGGATCGGCACCTGTGGCCTCGGCGATTGCGTTTGCTTTTGCAAGATTCGGATTCCGCTTAGATCCAATGGCGCCACCAACCAGACCGCCGGTCGCAGCGCCAATAAATCCAGCCTGCGCTACGCCATCCATGATGCCGCGCTCGGGTTCGTAGGTAACCTTGGCGGCCATGTTACCCATGGACTGCTCCAATGATTCCTGAAGACCTTCTGTAACGACGCCCTCTACGCCGCCACGGATCATGTTCTGAGTCCGCAAGCTAGCAGCCTTCGGAATCATTCGTTCGGCGAGGCGGGCTCCAACGCCACCGATGTTGGATTTTCCAAAACGGATTTTTCCTGCGACGCCAAGCACACCCTCCGACACACCACCGATGGCAGCGTTTAGGAGGAACGCCTGCGATTCCAGCTGCGACGCCTGTGATTGAAGATCCTCAGCTCCTTGCGAGTCACCAGCTGCAAGCCGTTCAGCGATGCGCCGGTTAATAACTTTGCGGGCATCTTCAGCTCCAGCTTCACCTGCGGACAATCCGTAGAGAGCGCCTGCACCAACGGGACCAGCTAAAAGCGCACCTGGAAGTACAGACAGCGTGCTTCCGACACCTCCTGCGATTTGAGCGGGTATGCTTTCTTGAACTCCAGGTAGCGAAGGAAACGTCTCGCGCCCAAACTCTTGAACAGCTTGTCCGGCTTTTGAAAGATCGCCTTGTCCAGGTTCAAATGACGGCTGGATCTGAGCGCCAATCTGACCTGTGAATGGATTAAATTGACGCGCCGGAACCATTCCACTAAGGCGTTCTGCACCTTTCATGGCTCCACCAAAGCCTTCGGTGACGGCCTTCGGAAGCTCTGCAACCACGCCTCCAATCGTTTCAAGTGTACCGTAATCACCAGCACGGTACTTCGCGGCTTCCTGCGATTCTGTCTCAGCTGCTAGCTCTTCCTGCCGCTGACCAAGAAGTCCTTGTCGGATCGCTTGATAATTTTCACGAACGTAGGACTGAGCCTGCTCATCCGTAATGTCATCCGGAAACGCTAACCGACCCAGCTCGCGTCCAAAGTCGATCTCGATTGCCATAGTAAATTAGAGTTCCACGGGCGCACGACCACGCGGCAATCGCAGGATTGCATCCAATTTTTCATTAGACAACCCGAATGGAATGGAGTTCGTTCCGGCTGCCGTTGGAACGCCTGCCTCATTGAGTGCCTGACGTATTTGAAGCCCGAGAACTGCGGGGTCCATACCGTTGGACTGAGCCTCAAGCATGGCTTGGCGAAGCTCCTCTGGATCGATTCCCAGCGACTCACTTGACATAGAGCTGGCTGGCGCAAGCGAATCAACCGGAAGTCTTGCTTGAGGCGGAGCGTTGGTTGTAGCTACCGGAGCGTTGGTGCCGCGTCCAATGCGGGGAAGATTTGGGATTGATCGATAGTCTGTGACTCGGTTGGGCGCGATTGAAGGAACGCGATTAGTGCCCTGTTTGATGCCAGCCGCCGAGTCAGGCATCGTTTCGGATTCTGCTTTTGATTCCTTTAGAATTTGCTCCCGGTTTTTGCGCTCAAGTTCTAGGTCTTTTTTGATTTCAGCTGCGCTATAGCCCCAGGAAGAAATTTTATCCGGAACAACTTTGACCGTGCCGTCAGGAAGACGTTCGAGATTGAAATCTTCGTTCTTGCCTAGGCGTAGCTTCTTTAAAGTCTTATACGCTTCGTCGATGTCGGCGTACGGGTCTTGCTCACCTTCTGGCGACGCCAAGCGTTTGGTTAGCAAATCACGAGCAGCTTCGGGCGAAACAGGTAAACTGTATTCAACGCCATTAGGGTCGGTGAACTTCATGGTCCCCGCCTTCTCGGCTTTTCCTGCCCTTGCAGCCGGTGCATTCCACTGTCTTCCAGCAAATGAAATTTGTTGACCCCCGCCAGCCGGAGCACCAGCACCCATAGAAGCCGCTGTTAGAGGCGCTCCTCCACCGCTAAAAATGTCAGGAGAAAATCCCTCGATTTGATTCCTTACATCCTCTGGAAGTTCTCGATCCGACTCTTCATTAGCAGGCATAAACCCACGTCGAATCATGGCCGCAGTAAGATCCTTCTCTTGGGCCATTCGCTTTGCCGTCCCGCGAAGGCGCCCAGTCTGATAGGCTGGACTGCCAATGACCTCTGGTGATAGCGGCGCTTGGGTTCCATACAGGGCACCAAGCTCTCCCTCTGCGCTGGCCAGTTGCTCCTCCTGCATTGCTCTGTCGCGAGCGAGAGCGGAAGCTGGGATGTCAACATCCCCATCTTGTGTCAGTTTGAGGTTTTTACCAAACACGGACGCAAACTGATCCATCCGCGCTTTGGTTCTCTCCTTCAACGCAGCCTCCCGGTCAGCGCCCATCTGGGTGTAATACTGCTGCCGCACCCGCGTATCTTCAGCACGCTGCGCTGCTGCTTCCTCCCTATACTGCCGCTGATTCGCCAGCTGCACGCCTTGGAGGTACGACTGCCCGATATTTTCGAGTCCTGAGAAAGGGTTTGCCATAGGTTAGATCGTTTTCGGCATGATGTTTTGCTGGGTTTGAACGAGTCCGCTGGTTCCGCTTGCGGCGCCTCCCATTTGTCCTAACGCACCAAATCCAACACTGGTCAAACCAGACCCTAGTGATCCGAGGTACTGGCTACCAACTCCGCCTGCGCTTGCCATGTTATACGACCCAAGCAAAGCGGCTTGTTTTTTGGCACGCTCTTCGGCCCTCAAGTTTGCAATCATTTGAGGTGTGAACTCGTAGTTTGCCAAAGGAGACAGGGGTGTGGTTCCTAGAATGTTGGCGAACTGTTGATTGCCCGCCTGTTGAAGATCGAGTGATGTCCTACCAATGTCTCGCGCCGTCAGGTTGCGAGCCGCCTGGCTTCCAGCGTAACCACCAGTTAGAGCTTTGGATGCCGTGTTACGTTGGATTTGGGAAGCAAGATCAGGCGGCAATTCTCCACGAAGCAACGACATTGCGTTCTGGGTGCGCTGAAGCTGACCTTCCTGATAGCCGGGAATCTGGATGCCGAGAGATTCAAGAAGCTGCGCCCGGTTGAAGGCGTTTCGTTGCGCTTCAAGCTCTCTGGTTTGAGGCGCCAGTTGACCTGCCTCTCCCACGGCTGACCCAACGTCAAGGCCGGGCATATTCGCGACGCCGCGAGCGCCAGCGCGATCCTTGCTAGCTTGATTAGCTCCGACTGCTGCGCCGATCCCTCCGACGGCAGCTCCGGCTCCGATTCCTATAACTGCTGTGGCTACGAATGACATGGTAAGTATTGGTTTTGACCCACGTAAGTAAGGTCGTTCAAAAGCTCTTCGTGATCCGTCTTGTTATCCAAATTCAGGTGAACCGTGGTCCAAATGGTGTCCTCATGGATCAACAGCACACGGCGAGTTCCTGGCTTGGTTATGCCCGAATACGGCGCCGTGTAGGTCACCATGCCCTCGTTCTCGCTCACTACCGTGACCCTGCCTTTGGTGATGAAGAACGGGTTGTCGAACTTATGGATTCGACTGGTGACGACACATCCAGCCGGCATGAAGATTTCACGCACGTACATCCCCTCTGGGAACGTGTGCTTCAGCGGGCACTCCTGCTGCGGAATATTCGCCACGAACGCTTCCCACCTGTCCAGGCGATCGTCAAACGTGACGGTCTCGTCCGTCAGGATGTCGAGCCACGTCACAGGCTGCACGGCTACTGGAAGCTCCTCAGTCATCAGGGTCATCAGATGAATCCACCAAACCGAAATTGAATCTTGGCAGACCCGAAAGGCTGCACGTTGATTACGCTGCGCTCGTTGGGGCTGTACGCCTCAAGCTCATTCCGAAGCGACCGCAGTGCTAGCTGGATCTCGCGTTCAGCCTCGGTGTACTGGTTTCGATCCTCCTTTTGGATCGCCTTCATCATGTGCTTGATCGCCTGGAGGTTCCCGATAAACAGCCAGTCTGAATCAACGACGGCCGGAATGAAGTCCAGGCGCACGATCGCTTCTACGACAGTGTTGGTGCAAGTCTCGTCTGCTGGCACGCAGCCGTCTCCGTTGTCGATGCAGCAGTTGTCCTGGGTGGTGCTGCACGAATTAGCCCCGCCGCATACCTCGGGCATCCCGACAAGGTAGGTGCGTCGGTACTCAGGGTTCTGCTCGCTTGGTCCCCAGACTGCGACCTGGGTTAGCAGAAGGGTTGTCGGGTTGTACGCCAGAATCGTCAGGTTCCCTTGAGTCAGCGGCTTCTGGGCGCCAGTCAGACCCGGCTGCTTGAAGAGGTTGGTTGTCTGGACGTAGGCCGTAATAGAGGGGTTTGGAAGCGTGACGTACTCGCCCCAAACGTATTCTCCACTGACCGAGTCCAACGTGCGGATTGGGATTCCATTAGGATCAAGCCCCTGGAGAAGCACGCGCTTACCGACATCGGCTGACAGCTGCGGGGTGACCCTCATGTAGCAGTTGCCAACCGAGTCGCGAAACTGCGTCACCATGCCACGATCCAGCAGCTGGTCTTGCTCGCACCCTTCACGGCCGCATCCAGTGCGCGGTGCGCGTGTATCCGTTTGGAACTCGTACCACTGGTTCTGGATCGGGATGTTGTAGCCGCAGAGGTTCATCGCCTCGATCGTCTTGACCTCCCGAGGCCAGGTAATGCAGCCGGCGGTGACGCAGACGCGCAGCTTCTTGTAAGTACCCCACCACTTGCCCATGTCCGCCAAGCGGGCCTGAGCCTCGTTAAGCAGCTGGACGAAACGCTCGTCGCAGGTGGCGAGACCAACTGCCTGCGGGATCGTTGAGTTCTTGGCTTGGGAGAGGGTTTTTCTCATGTTATCGGATGGCGCGGGCCATGACTTGCCATTTAGCTTCGTTGATTAAACTTAAAGCGCCGGTAGTTTTGCTGCGAACGTATATTGCAAATAGCGTATTAAATCTAACCATTGCAATTACATTTGAATTAGCGTATGTTGTAAACATACTTTCTGATGTGCTAAACAACAATTCATTTCCAGGTATAAAATCACCAACCTCGTATTGGCTGTCACCCGGGGCAGTAGTATCGTTTGTTATACAAATAATACCGATTGACCAAGACAACGGAAGAACGCTCATTCCGTGTGAAAATGACGCCGTTGCACCCGCAGCTGGAACCGCCAGATAGCTCGCAACCGGCGTGATATACCCCGACTCCCAAACCGTTGCCGGCGTGGCGTTGGTCCGCAGAAACTGGCGGTCAGTTCCCGGGGAAAAATTCACCGGGCCGACGTTAAACCCAGGATTCAGCAGCTGGAAACGCGTGCCGTCGTAGACCACAACGCACATCTGACCAATCACCATGTCACCTGCGACCAAGGGAGCGGTGCCAAACTTCGTGATTGCTTTCACCGCAAGGCCGTCAACCGACAGCGTGCTAGCTCCAGTATTTAAGACTGACGCCACAAAAACGTATGACACCCCCGTCCGATACGCCTGGTTTACGCCCGGCGAGGCCGGACTCAACGTAAGCGTGTAGGCGTTAGCAACGCCAGCTCCGACGCCATACGTAAACTGCGTCTGAACCCGCGACCATCCAGCCGTCGGCGTCGTGTTGTACTTTAGGATTTCGACCGGATTTTGGTTCGAGTCCAGTCGCAGCCAATAGAGCGAGAGATCAGCTGGAGCAACTGCACCTGCCGACCACTCTGGTGGCGCTGAATACTGGGCGATTATCGCCTCCGCGTAGGCGTCCAAACGATCCTGCTCGGATGCGTAGCAGGCGGGCGGAGGAAGTGTGCCGGCAGTTAGGTTGATTTCAGGCATGGTTAGATGCGGTAAAGGTAGTCGTTTGGCTTACATGGGCCCGGGTCGCATTCAAGCGCCAAACAGGCTTCGGGACAATCGAAATAGAAGAACTGCTCAAGAGGCGCAACGCATCCCGATGATCTTCCGCTGATGAAAAAGGTCGCGAACCTGCCACCGTTGTTGATCACCAACGGGTTTCCACTCAACCGGCTCACCGTGTTGCATCCAATCTGGATGTTCTCGACGTACCTCAGGAAGTTCCCGGTTTCTGATGTAAACGCGACGTCTGTTCCAGGGCTCGCACAGGTAAAAGTCGTGGTCGTAGGAATCCCAGTCACAATCACCTCGTCGTTGAACGAAGCGTTGCTGAGTCCTTCAACGGTGGCGTGGTAACCAGCAACCAGCTGATGCGCCTTGTTCGTGGTGTACGTGGCTACGCCTGCGGTACGCTGAAATCCGATTGGCTGGATTTCCCAAGGGAAGTTAATCGGGCTGTCAATTCCCAGAAAACCCAACGTGGTGCTTTCATCTACGCCCACATTCAAGACCGTGAAAGTTGTGGTAGTCGGAGTTGCTATAACCGTGAATTTCCCGATAAAGCTAGCTTTGACGGTTTTCAACACCGTCACCTTAAAACCGGGTTGAAGCTCGTGCGCTGAGGCTGTTGTAAACGTGGTTACGCCTGTGAGTCGTGTGGCTGATGTAATTGGTATCTGATAATCCGTGGGATAGTACCACTTTGATTTATCGACATCATGGTTGTTAATAAGAAATACAGCGTCGATCGGAGGAAAGGCGTATTGGTAATACCATGAATCAGGACCAGACAATAAAACATCGTTGTTTTCAACGACCATGTCCTTATGCGCCGCAGTGAATGTGGAATACGAATCTGGATTAGCTATTCCTAAAGACAAATAAGTCGTGTAGTAATCTGAAGTTTGCAGAGAAATAAACGCGCCAACATTCAACGCTTCATTATCATGTATGTGAGTTCCTTTATGGAAAAACGAATCAACGTAGAAACAAGTTCCAATGTATCCGTTGAAATTGTTGTACCTGATTTCCGCATCAACAGTTTCCCTTACCGTCACTGCGTGCAACGGGCTTTGAGCATCTGATCTATTGGGTCCAGATATGAATTGGTTTTCTTCTACGACACAATCCGATGCAAAGATGCGCCGGCTGCGAAGCATCATCACGGAGCCGTCTCGGTAGAGGCCAGGGAGGACGTTTGGGTTAGCGTTTGCAGCTGTGAATTTATACTGATCCGGTATAGTAAGAACGGTATACGTGCCGTTGAATGTAACAGCCACGGCGTCAAGCACATTAAAATCGCTTACCACCACCACGTCACCCACCCTCAACGTGTGCTTCATTACGCAGGTGTATGTCGCAATTCCGGCTGATCTTGATATGATGTTGATCGGATTCAGCAGCGATGAATACCCGCCAACCACAATTTCCGTGACCGCCTCTGCGGTTCCAGGGTAAAGTGAACCTTGGATCGAGTTGCTTCCTTCGTATCCAAACTTGCTTCTTAGAACTTTAGCGCCTGGAGTTCCATCGTCTACCGTCATTGGTAGGAATGTTAAGATCACAAACGATTCTGCATTCAACGTACCATCACCGAAATCGTAGAACTCGCAATCCTGAATCAGCGCGTTCTCTCCGGTGTGGTTAATGCCAGCAATAGTGTATACAGAGTTTACGCCAGCGTTAGTTTGTGGAGTAAGGGCGATGTCTATAGCAGACCATGCTCTAGCACTCTGAACGACTTGAAGATAGGCGTAACCAACGCTTGCGGTGGGACCAACAAAGACACCTACATTCGCGCATTCAAATATTACCGGCGAAGGGATTCCACTCACCGTAAACGTGCCGTTAAAAGCTGGGTTGGAAAGGTCTTGTATCAGAACTTGTTGACCTACTAAGAAACCGTGAGCCGCAGCTGTATCGTATGTAGCAATGTTAAAACTGCGCTTAAATGAGGTAATCTGGTTTCCAGTAGTTGCCCCAATATTTGCACAATAAATTTCATCAATAGATATGAAGCCTTCTACAACGAACACTCCATTCAGGCTTGCGTCTGCAAATCCAGTAACCGTGAATGTGTCTCCAATCGTAAACGGAAAGTACCAATTCGGATGGCGAGTATAGATCGCTTTGTTAACTGGGTTCCTTCTTGCGTAAATCAACACAGCGCGAAGGTCGCGTTGAAACGAAAATTGAGTTAGGTTCTGAACTTGTCCATAACCTGAAAAAGTAATATCAGATCCTGATCCAGCAATTACAACATTACTAATGTATTGTTTGTAGAAACTTACGTTTGTGTATAACGGTGGAATCGGAGGAGTGTATGCAGGCGGGGCAGTTGCATAAAACTGTGTACCAGAAGTATTTGGATCAACTAGCGGTATTGCAAAGTTATAAGTATTAATTCCGTTAGTTCTCTGAACCGATGCTATTTTAATATCAGAAACGGAATTGTTTCTATAGTTTCCATCTACAGTAATCCCTTGTATCAGCGTATTTTTGCAATTCGTTGCAAACACCGGATTTCCAATCTGACTTCCAGAAGCGCCTACAACTCCAGATCCAACAGCTGTTCCAATGGTCTTAATCATCTGGGCGCTTAAACTAAACAAATCAAATCTCTTCGTTGATGTGTGGTCCGCAAACTTAAGGATGGTTTTTCCAGCACCTTGACCTGTGATCTCGATGTTGTTGATCGCGGCATCGTATCCAAGAATTATTGAAGATGTGAATCCTCCGCCAACAAGGTTGATCCAACCGTCTTCAGTGACCAGCGGCGCATTTGGATAGGCCGGCAAAGGCATCGACGCTGTAAATTGCGTCGAGGTAGGCGTGCTGAGAACCGAAAATCCATACTGTGATGGACCTGTGCCGTTGAACGTGGCATCTGTAAACCCGTACAACGTAATCTTCTCTCCGACTACGAGTCCGTGCGCGGTGGCCGTGTTGAACGTCGCAACACCTCCGGTGCGGACGCGGTTGATAATCTTCGCTCCTGGACTTGATCCCAGCAAAAACGTGCCAACTGGGAAATGGCACTTTCCAGTGAGATTCAAGCATTCACTGATCGCCCACGCGCTGTTTCTCAGTCCGCAAGGATCGGCGCCGTAATCGACTGGGTTGTATGATGGCATACTATTCGGAGAGTAGCGGACAGGCGACGCGGCTGAGGTCGCCGTAGATATCCTCTTGAAGTCGTTGAGCAACCATAGCCACGCGCTTGAGACGAAAACGTCCGGTGTTCACGTAGCGCAGCTGGAACTCGTAACCGTCACGCGTGAACCCTCCGGTCTGCACGTCACACTTGTCCGGAGGTTGGGGGAGGGCAATGCGCGATCTTGCGGGAGGTTGATAGTATTTGACCTCCTGGCATTTGATCACCGCAGGAGGGCATGAAATCTCACCCGGTTCGCAGTTGCGATACTTGGCGCAGTCCTTGATCTCGGCCCAAGGATGCCAGCACTCGCCCTCGTTGGCCTTGAAGTAAACCTTGGATTCGATGTTTCCCATCACCTGGTCGTACCACTGCTCGGCGCTGACAAGGCGCTTCTTGTTTGTAGGTTCACCAAATGTGATCGACCTAGTTTCAATGGTCCATTCGATCGGAACATCATCGTATCCATCGAAGTCAAACTGGCCATTCTTCGTGACCTCAAAGAGCCCGATGTTGTCTTGATTCAACCCAAACATGAAGCAGCGATCCTGCTTCTGGATTCGGATGGTGAGCATCTGAAGTACATCCACTCCAGTCCATACACCCTCCCATGCCGGCGGAAGTTTTCGACCCATTCCAGAGACAAGATCGAAGTCCAGCACCACGACTCCTCGGTGTACGATACCTCGATTGTTGACCTTCTGAGGCTGAATGGTCATCAGCATCCGGTTGTCGAAGTTCACGGAGCTAGCAGCTTTAAGGTAAAACTCCGTGTCGTAAGCTATCGCACGAGTAACCTGCCGGCTGATCGGTGTGTTTCCAAACTCAGAAAAGTCGCGTCTGGCGTAGATCAACGATCGAATACCGTCCTGAGCACGAAAGAATAAGTCTCCGTTCACCGGCACGATAGACTCGTGGTTGAACGAACCAAAGTTCAGGAGCGCGAATCGCTGGATTGGATAAGAGAGATCCTTCCAAACATCCCGGTCCACAGGCGCGTTAAACGCGTAAGTGGCGGTCGGGGTAAATACCAGCAGGTCGCCGTCTCCAAGGGACGTGTCCAGGTTGGCCGCGAATGCCAGCCCCGTGATTGGCCCATCCGCGACTGCAAACGCTCCGCCTTCATTGATGAATGTGTTCTCGGTGAATCGAATCACGCTGTCTCGGCCGTAAGCGGGATCGCCGTAGACAAGGTCTCCTCCGTAGTATTGAGATCCATTTGCGACCCAAAGGCGCCCTTTTCCGTAAGCCATCGGACCACCAACCGGAACTTCATCGCCCGTTGCTCGGCGTAAGGTAGAGCCGTTGAATAAGTAAGCCTGATTCTGAGTGTCTTGAATTATCAGCCAGTTCTCAGCCTGTTGAAAGTAAACGTGCTCCGCGCTTGGGTTGTTGGTAGAAAGTTGATATCCGAAAAACGCTGGTCCTAAAAGCGGTCCAGCATCAGTTCCCGGGGAAAATGTGGTGAAACTCGTTAAAGTCGGAACGGTCTGAACAACAAAATCTCCAAAGAATCCAGCTGGAGCCGTAGCTCCAGGGACCTCTGGCAACCTAACGACCATTCCGGCAGAAAGACCATGCGATCCTCCGGTATTGTAGGTCGCGACATTGGCGCTCCGGCTGCGTGTAAAAACGACGAAATTAAATGCAATCGGAGTCAGGTCCGTGACCGTAAATCCGGCGTTGATGTCGATTTGGAAAACCTTCCCTCCGATCGACGCAAAAATGAAGGGCTCTTGATTATCGGAAATGTAGGTTCCGCACCCCTGAAACAACCCTTCCTTGAACGCTAATTCCACCGCAGCATTGTAGTAACCGCCTTCGTAGAGAACGGTTGGATCGGCAAACTTCAGCAGTTTGGTCCAAATCCCAGGTCGCGCTTTCGGAAATCCTCCGCGCACCGTCGTGTTTACCGCCCATGCTAGCTGGTTAGGTTGAATGAGTGAGGGCGAAAAACCGCTATCCACCCCACCTTCAGCGGTGAGGAGGCCATCTACTATGCGATTTTTTTCTGCGACCATGACGCTTGAAGGTATTGAAAGGCCGCAGCAGCATTCCCGCAAGATGAATGAAAGCCCAGATTACCTGTCTATACCGTGGCGTACAAAAGACCGCTTTCTCATCGAAGCTGAAATGGTTCGTCGAGGCGGTTACATAATGTCCGGCGGCGTCAAGTACGGATGCGGGAAATATCATCACTTCAAAGCGGCAATGACGGCGCTTTGGCCCCACTTCGATTGGCACATCTGGTCTGACCTGCTGATTAAGACTTTCGCAGAAAATCAAGAGGTTGGAATCATGGGCCCAGGATCATCTGGCAAGACCTACACCTCCGCAGCTTTCGGGCTCTGCACGTTCTACATCTACCCGACCGGCACCTCGATCATCATGTCGTCAACGACGCGTGAGGGTCTCCAGCTGCGAATCTGGGGCTCGATCAAAGAGTTGCACAACAAGGCCAAGGCCCGCCGGGAATGGCTTCCTGGGCGCGTTATTGAGAGCCGGTTCATCCTGACCAGTTCTGACCAAGAAGCAGAGGCACAGGACTTCCGCGACGGGATTATCGGTGTGGCTTGTAAGGTCGGCGGTACGTTCGTTGGTCTCTCGAACTACGTCGGGCTCAAGAACGACCGAGTGATGCTGATCGCAGACGAGGCATCTCTGATGAGCCGAGGGTTTCTGGATTCAGTCGCGAACCTTCGCAAGAATCCGGAGTTCAAGCTGATCGCAATGGGGAATCCCAAGGATCGCAATGACGCACTCGGGGTTGTCTGTGAGCCGCATTCCACGATGGGCGGCTGGGAAGGCATCGAATACTTAGAGCAGACACGCACCTGGAAAACTCGGGCGCCAGGAGGGGTTGCTGTTCAGCTGTGCGGGTACGACACGCCGAACGCGAAGTTCCCGAAAGGAACCAATCCGTACCGAGGTATCATCACGCCGGAGCAGATTCAGGCGGACCTCGATTACTACGGCCGAGACTCGTTGCAGTTCTCGATGATGAACCTCGGGTTGCTGCCCCGAGACGGCGGTACGCGGCGCGTGGTCACCATGTCGCTGTGCGAGCAGAACCAGGCGTTCGATGAAATTGTGTGGCAGGGCGCTGATAAAATCACGCGAATCATCGGGATCGACGCGGCGTACTCAGGCATCGGTGGTGACCGATGCGTTATGACTGACCTTCAGTACGGCCCAGACGGTACTGGACGCATCGTGCTAGCATTCGCTGAAGCACCGATCGTAATTCCCGTGACGGCCGTCAAAGCC